CGAGGCGGAATTCTTGAGACAGCCTTGACGCCATCCACTGCAGAAATTTTCTATAAGCCTGTTCTTGGTCTTCTGATCGTTTTATCATTGCCGCTTTCCTTAAAATGGAACGTCCTCATCCAGCCCGCTGTAGGTCTTTACTTCTTCGGATTCAGCCAACTCAGTCGGCTTCTCCGACTCAAAAAAGCACTCCGTGATCCTGTGCCAGCGGCCATCTTTTTTTGTCGTGATCCTGACCGGCCTCCGGCAGACGCCCATGTTGATCAGGGCCACAGCGTCCGTTGCGTTGTCCGGTGGATCGCAAAGGCTTCGAGCGTCCCACCATGCCAAGAACTTCAAGCGTGCAAAGCCTTGATGCCCTGGGCAGGTCCATTCGGGAATAGTGATCGTTGCGAGGTTTCCGGATTCGCCTTCTTTGGTGCAGACGTAATCAACGCGAACAGTCTGCGGAGCTTCGCCGTCATCCTTCTTTGTGTGGACCCGAACAATGACGTCTTTGACTTCCCATTCCTCCGGTAACATTGAGCCTGTCAACTGGCTGCTTTCATCTGCTGTCGTGTCGTGCTTCAGTTCCCGCTCACGAGGAAAAATGAAATTGCACTCAGGGCAGACGACTGTTGAAGGCGACACATCCAGCTCGCAGGACGGGCATTTCTTCCCGCGTCCGTTTTCAGCAGCGATACCCGCTCGCCCTTTGCCTTCCGACCGCCCGAAGTTCTCGTCATCGATTGAGCCATGCCGAGCAATGTTCCCGCCAAAGTCTAATAGCAGGCAGTTGGTTTTGCTGGCGTGCAACCGCAACCCGCGACCGACCATTTGGCAGAAAAGCCCTGGCGACATGGTTGCGCGAAGGATGGCAATCGCGTCGACGCACTTGGCGTTGAAGCCGGTTGTCAGCACGTCCACGTTTACCAAAAAGCGAAGCTCCCCCGCGACGAACCTCCGCAGCGTTTCCGCTCGTTCGATTGGCAGCGTCTCGCCAGTGACGACAGCGGAGTCAGGAAGCAACTCCGCGATCTGCTCCGCATGATGGACACCAGACGCAAACACCAGAATGCTGTGCCTGCCCTGTGTCTTCTCGATGATCTCCGCACAGGCGGCCTGAACTTTTTCGTCGACATCAAAAGCTGCCTGCATTTCTGATTCAACAAACTCGCCACCGCGAAGTCCGACCTTGTCAGTGTCGATCTTCAGGTCCGATGGCTTGTTTGTGATCGGACAAAGAAAACCTTCAGCAATTAGCTGAGCGGTCTTTGCCTCAAAAACGATCCGCTGAAACTGTCGATCAGGTCCACAGATTGGACCGGCCCCGGTTCTGAATGGCGTCGCGGTCAGGCCCACAATGCGGAGTCCTTCGTTAGCTTTCATCGCTGCCAGAAACTGACCGTACATCGATTCTTCGAGATCGCTAATGAGGTGAGCTTCATCAACAATCACAAGGTGCCGCCTGCCAAGATCTTCAGCCTTGCGGAACACGGACTGGATGCCAGCGACAACCACAGCGTTATGGATCTCTTTTGACTTCAGGCCCGCTGAATAGATCCCGACATCAACGCCCGGAATCAATCCCCTGATCTCGTCAGCGTTCTGCTGAAGCAGTTCCTTGCGGTGAGCCAACACAACCACGCGGCCACCGAATTCAAGAGCCTGCTGAATCAGCAGTGCAATCAGGAGGCTCTTTCCGGCTCCGGTGGGAAGCACAGCGACACAGTTGCCGGACTTCTCATTGAGATACTTCCAGACGGCTTCGTTGGCTTGTGACTGATACCATCGAGGGGACAGCATTCAAAACTCCTTATGCGAATCCCACTCTGTTATCGAATCGCCGCCGTCGCTGACAACTGGCGTCAGTTCCTTCGGAACCACAACCGTTACGCCAGCCTCAACCAGCATCACGGCCTTGCAGATCTTTTTGAGCGGTAGTCGCAGAATCTCCGCTGGCATCGGCTCGCCGGTCTTCTTCAGCCATCTGGCTTTTAGTTCGCTGAACACGTTCAATTGCCTCCTGTAAGATTTGAAGAGACTGACGCAGCCAATTGCCGTCGCCAGTCTGTTTGTCGTAAGCGTCGATCATCGACATTGCACCAATGAGATGATGGTTGCACCGCAGTTGCGGATAGCGTGCATCGCATCACTCCCCCACTCAGGATTCCCTAGGCGAACCAGAGAATCTTGAGCGTCCGTGATCATGCACTCGGCGAAGCCTTCAGCCTTCTCAATCTCTGGCTTCAGGGCTTCAATCCTTGCGAGCTTAGCGGCTGCAATGGCAGCCTGTTCCTCATTCCATCTCCGCAGATTCTCGGCCTCTTCTTCGTCCTGAATTCGCTTGCGGCGGATGGACTCAAGTCGTGTAGCTTCCGCCTGCTGTTTGCGGAGTTCTTCGCGTTCTGCTTCCATCGCCTTGCGTTGTTCCGCCAAGGCGGCTTCGTCAGCCAATCTCTGCTTCTCCATTTCTCCGGCGCGGATGCGGAGTTCTTCGGCCTGTCGCTTCGCCTCTTCGGCCAGCTTTGCAGCGAGTTCTTCGCGTTCCTTGCGTTGCTTCGCTTCAAATTCTTCAGCGATGCGTTTCTCTTCAGCAATGATCGCGGCCTGCTCCGCAGCGGCTTTCTTTGCCTTAGAAAACCACCACATCCATTCTTCATCGGGCAACTCTACAGCGACCCAATCCAGAGGAATTCTTTCAGCCACCATGTCGTTAATGCGGCTTTGCTTCTTCGCGACTTTCTCAGCTTCCTTTGCAGCCTTCTCAGCTTTCTCAACAGCGTCGAATGCGTCGCGTTCGGCCTTCAATTTTGCTTCGACTCCGTCAACTTTTTCAGTCAACTGTTTCGCGATGCTGTCGACCGTCCGCCCGTATTCCAAGGCGTCGGCCTTGAGTTCTTTTCGCTTCTTCTCAATGTTCGCGTTCAGCTTCTTGACGAACTTGTGAGCCTCTTCAACCTGTCCGATTCCAGCCTCTGCCACGGTCAGAAGACCATAGGGCAAAACCTGTTCAATCATCGCATTAAATGTCGACAGCTCCTGAACGGCCCTGTCTGTCATCGTGAGTTCAGTTGTCTGCACTTGTTTCTCCTGCTCGTAAATTCCGCTGTGGTCAATCGTTGTGCTGCCCATCTGCATTCCCTCCGTCGACGAAAAAGGCGCGGAGGTTGCCCCGCGCCTATGTTGTTGAGACTACCAGCCAGCAGGCTTGCCAGCCGTTGCTGTCTTTTCCGCAGAAGCAGAAGACGACTGAGGCAAACAGGCTTTGTAGCCCTTCACCTCATTCTGGTTGTTGCCGTTGTATTCCTTCACGGCCAGCTTGATCATCAGCGGTTTCATGTGCAGGGCTGAAGAGTCCGGAGGCTTCGGAATGTTCAGTGCCTCGCAAACCTTCTTAAACTGCTGCTGAGCAATCGTCGTTGCCTCTGGATTCTTGTTCCAAAGGTTGAAGCGATCGATCACGGTTCGATTCTTAAACGGCCCGTCCACGATCTGCAGTTTGACCTGCAACAACTCGCTCGCTCCGTCCTTCGTTTTCTTGCGTTCGCTCTCGGTCATGACAGCGCGATACTCGCCCGCAGGCAAAGCCTCAAACTCGCTGTCCTTCACTTGCGATGCGTCATATCCACCTAAATCAGCCATCTCAATTACCTTTCAAAACTTCACTCGGGACAAAAAACTCTGCATACTTCTCGAACGAAAACTCAACCATTTCTTCCGGCATGTTCAAACGGTTCTTGGCACGGACTCCCGCCGTTGGCTGCGTCCTGACAAAACGCTCGCTGCCACCCGCCGCGATGTTTCGAGTGCGATTAAATCCGGTGTCTTCTTTGACTGCGTAAGTTCGGAACGATCCGAAGAAAACTTCCTGACACCAATCGCAAAGGAGATCACGAGCGAACTCACAGACGGACGGCTCCCACCGCTCATAGGACGGTGCATCTGGCGGAGTGATCTTCACGGCTTCACTGTGTGCCAGCAGAATGATCCCCATCCCGCGTTCAGTGTGCAGCCAATCCAGTTGGAACTTGATCTTGTCCCACATCGCCTCAATGAACTTGTTGCCCTTGCCATAGCTGAATTTGTCGTCTGCCATCGATTCAACGTTCTTTTCTTTGCAGATCTGCTTTTCAATGATCCGCTGCAAAGCGTCAATCGTATCAATGGCAATCCAGCGATACGGGAATTCGCCTTTTGCCGCCGTCGTGTCGCAATGCAACCAAAACTCCTGCCACTCATCCCACGTTCGAATCGGGGGCGTCTTATCCATGTCAACGTCTCGATCGTCTTCCAGATTCGCCAACAACGCCCCGCCGAACGCCTGCGAGGCAAACGTTGTCTTTCCGATAAAGTTCGTCCCATGAAACAGAACGCGACGTGGCCCGCCCTGTTTGCCTTTCAAGATCTTCATTGCTCTTTTCTCCGCTCTAAATGACACTCAGAACACAACACTCTCAAACCATCCGATTCGCAAAACAGCCGATCGGCGAACACGCTCAGATCGGCAAATGATTTCAGTGAGCCACATGGCTGAACGTGATCAACTTCGACCTCTTTGCGTGCAAACCATGCTTCGCATCGCTGGCATTGGAATTCCCATTTCAGCCGCTTGTTGTCACTTTGGCTTTTCCGTCTCGCTTCGTTCAGTGCATGGCGAACCAACGGAGGCCATCGACGTGACAGCTGGCGAAGACCGGAACGAATGAACCCCCAGAATGCCGCTTCAGTCCATTCACCACCGGCGCGAGTTCGGGGGACTCTGTCAGTCTTCGCTTTGCGGCTCATCCCTGTCCCCTCAATACGCCGCGACCACCCGGCAGCATCCGCGTCGAACACTGCCGAATCTGTGAAGGCCGATGCAGCCCTTTGTTCTGCGGCAAGTCAGGCCGTTCCATCCGTATCATTTCCGCCAGCCCGATCGTTGTTTCAGTGCCCCAGATCTCTTCCAAGGATGGATCTCGCGTCATTGGCTTGTGGCCTGTTGGAGCGTGTAGCCTGTTGGATTTCTTTCCGGCTTTCTTGCGTCGTGTCATTGCGGTTTTCTCCGCATTAGTTCGCCGGGAAGTCGTTCACCGATTCGTACGACGGATGAAATCTCCGGACGCTCTGGCTTCTTCCAGACTCCGTGAACTGCTTTCGAATCCGCAATCTCTTTGCGGTCAATCGTGATTGATCTGTCAGCGATGATTCCGAGCCTTACTTTGTCAGCTCGAATCTCATTCACGTTCAGAGTGATTTGCTGAGGCACTGACGATGCTGGAATGTCGAAGATGATTTTTTCGTCAAGCTTCCGAGTTAAAACTAAGATGGCACACCTCCGTAGAGAAAGAAAAACACGAGAGAAAAACCTGCGAACAGTCTCGGCGTGACTGCTGGAAACGCCGAACCCTTGGTGACTGTTCGCAGGAGTGACAAATCAGAGCCTGCCGCGCCTTCATTGGCTTGCGGGGGCCAGCCGTTGAAAATCATTTTCCAATGCAGCAGGCTCTGAGGGAGATTCGCCCGCCGCCGTTGACAGCGGGCCGGACAGAAACGATCTGCCCGTTCCGATTCAGCAAAACGCTTGCATCTCTGTTATCAGTGCGTTTTCATCTAGTATTCTGATTAACTTCAACTGCCTATTTTCAGGTTGAAACGCATACCACACTCTCGACGCTACCATTTTCTGCATCGTCGATCCGCCAGATGCCCTAATGTTTTCCAATGCGCGAACACACGCCGCCACGCTCGGCCACATACCATCTAAATCAAAGTTTAGAAACTTCACATACTGCTGGATGATTTCATCCGCAGCGTGTGGGTTCTTTTTTATCAGTAACGCAATAGCAGCCTTCGCGCCAGCAGACGACCTGTGCTTAGCCGTGTTCGATGAGCATTCCAAAACCGTCTTAAACTGCGACTCGTGATGATCAACGCACGCCTGTATATCCGCAGATGTAAAAGTGCTTGCTCGGCCTTTGATTCTCAGCACCGCAGACGCGAGTTCAGTCTGCTTCCGAGTAATGTCAAGAATGTCATAATGCTTGCGGGTCAATCCATTATCAAAAGGCAACGCCATCGCCGTCTCTGTTCGCTCATATCTCGCCACATACATCTGCACCGCTTTTCCTGTCGCTACAACGGCCGACAGTCTATGCTGTCCGTCGATTAAATCGCCGTTAGCATTAAACGCGATGCACTGATGCGTGACCATAAAGGCGTCTGACTGAATGTCTCTCGATAATGCGTTCACGCGTTCCTTGGTGAGCGATCTGTTTTTATGGTTTCGTTCTAAATACTGCTTAGCCACATGCGGACTAATAGTTTCAAGCGTAAATGTAATCATTGTCTGTTTTCCTAAATTGGCGTTTGGGACAGCGACACGTTGCCGCTGAATGACTGTGTTGGATTTGAACCAAGGCCAAAGAATGCCGTTCCGCAACATCCCCGCGTGTCCCACCACGCCGCACAGTCAGATAAATCCGGTGAACCCTTGCTCTCGCCGGTTAGTATGTTGGCGGGTAGTTGTCCCGCACCCACTTGTTCCCACGCTTGATCTGGCTTCGCTCGTCAGCGAGTTGCGATGATCCAGCCGCAAACCACGCCAAAACGATAAGTAACACTGTTGCGATGATTTCATTTAATAGCGGCATACTTGTCTCTCCTAACTTGTTGAGCGTGCTTGATCGCGTCGCGTGACATTTCTTTTCGCAGGCATCCACATGACTTGGTTTCACCGTTTTGGATTCGGTGGCGTGCTGTCAGGATGACGTTTCCGCATTCACACCGGCACTTCCAAATCGGTCGCCCTCCGCCTCCTGACCGTCGAATCTTGATAACTCCCAAGCAAACAATCGGCGTCAATCGCGAATCCTTATGTGGGACTGGTGGCTTCGACTTGCTTTGCGGAATGATCATTTCCCGTCCTTTGCTTCAAACAACTGCCCGCCATCTCGCTCCGCATCCAGCCGAATGCACAGGTCTTCGTTTCGCTTGATCTCGTCAGCCCGCTTCCGGAAGTTGTCAAGCTTCTTTGCGTACTGCACAGGATCAACTTTGAGATCTGAGCAGAACCGATCACAGCACGCTTCAGCCAGTTCGTTTGATGTCATTGGCTGACCGTGTTGGCGGAGAACTTCCAAGCATTGCAGTTGACGGGCGGTGACTGTTGGCTGGATTCGTTCGGCGGCTTTCTGGCTTGTGATTGGATCGCTGTGGCGAGCGATTGGGGCCGTTGTTTCGGGGATGTCGAAGAGAGTGCGGTAGTTCACGCTTTCCGCCCCTTAAAGTACTTTGCCGCGATCCGCCACAACACGCCCTGCCGACTTTCGCCGGTCTTTGCTGATTCATCCGCCAACGGCTTTTGCAGTTCCGGAGGAACACGCAGCAGCAGTTGAGGATTGCCTTTTATCTTTTTTTTCACTTCACGTTCTCCAGTTCCTTTTTTAGCCGCAAGACTTCGGCGTGGTTGCCGTCGTGTTGGGCGTAAATGATGCGGGCTTGCAGGTTGCGAATTGTTGCGAGTGTTGGCATTTGCGGTGAGCCTTAAAAAGTCGCCAGTCCGGATTGAACCAGCCAAGGCCGGTGCAGCTTGCTTATGGCTGCACCGGACTGGCGAGGGAATCAGCACGCTACTGGAGCCGTGCAGATGTAAGGCTTATTCCATTTGCCAACATTGACCGAAAGATAATATGAGCAGTGAAAGTAATCGGTTTGCGAATCACTGCGGTCAAACCAGTCTTCGCTGTACATCGCTGCCACAAGTTCCGTCAAGAATGCTTTCGCTTCTGGACTGTAGCGTTCGCTTGTCTCGATGTGGTAGTGATTAACCTGAATGTAATCACTTCCGAAATCGATTGAACCTGACTGAAGCGTGACAACCAGCGTTGAGTGATGACGAACGCCAATTGAACCCTTAACTCCATGCTTCTTCAAAACTGCCTTGATCGCTGGAGCCAACTTTGCTTTATCGTCTTGTGATACAAAAGCCATCTCAATTTCTCCCCGAGGCTTGCGGCCTCACTTTGGTTTGCGTCCGAGTCACACACTGCGTCTCGATGCGGGCATGATATCACTATCGGAATTGGCGTCAATGGTTGGTGATATCATTTTGCAGGATTGTGGCAAAGATTTTGTTTTGCCCGTGTTTTTGCGTGTATCCGGAAACGCAGCGAGCCGCACCCGATCGGATGCGGCCCTTCCCAGACTGCGTTTGTGCGGGTCATGACGCCGCTGCCGTAACTATGCGCCACTGAAATTTGCTGATGTCCTGCCGTCGCAATCGTGGTCGATCTGCCACGCAAACAGTGCCAGCGTTTTGCGCCATTGCGGGGCGTGCATTCGAACTGGCAACACTTCGTGCAATGCCCCCTGCGTCTCAAACACAACTGCAGTCCCGGTCGATGGCGTGATCGTTAATTTGCCGTCGATCCACAATTGTCCGCCAAAGTCGTCTTGCCATTTGCTGTTTACGCTCATGACGATTGAATGAGTTCGTTTCCACGGCCGAAGCGGGTGACATTCCGCGTCCAAATGCTTCGCAAGAAATCCACCATGCGGCATCATATGAATACCTGCCGCGTGCAAATCGTAATCGACGAACGAATCGCCAATGTGCGGAATAACTGCCAGTGCCAACGCATCGAGTGCAGCAAGACACGCTGCCGGAATTCTTGCCCGATCCATGCTGCCGTACTTGTTTGCCGTCGCACCGTTGTATCGATGCCAGAACGGCCACGACGAATCTGGCCATGCCGCTTCAGCCGCTAGGCAAAGCGACCTCGGTATAATGTCGCGAATGATTTCAACCGACATATTCGTTTGCCTGAATGACGTACTGGAAAACCGTTTCGTGAGCACACCCAGGAATGTATTTCATGATCAGGTGATCGGACAGACCTTTGAGAAATGGCAGTTCCTGCTTTGCCTCATGCAGTCTCTCATTGGCTCCAAAATGCCACGACACAAGCCGAGGGCGTTTCTTGTCCTTCCAGAACAATCGAGGGAAATGCACGTCCATGTTCCGTGCGGCCTGCGGAGAAAACACCGACACATGACCTGCAACCATTGCAAGATCCGAGTAAGGGCTCGGACAGCGAATCTCGACAGTGCATCCGACCTTTCCTATTCTCGCACACTCATGGAGAAAGCTGATCGGGCATTGAACGTGTTCGATGCAATGCGATGTATAGATTTCGTCGACGCTGTCATCTGCCACAGGCCACGGTTTGACGTTCAAATCATGCTGGATGTCAGCCCCCGGCAGTTGGTCCATGTTGGTCCATCCGTTGCCTCGTGCAAAATCATTTCCGCCACCGATTTCAAGTTTCATTCCTTGCACCCTCCCACACTTCTATTTCTCGCTGAATGCTTGCCCAATATGCTTCTTTGTAAACGTCGCCCGCGTCATCAGCGAACAGACAGGCACATTCCTCTGGCTTAAACAATCGCCCCGGCCAGCTCTCTGTGCCGAAAAACTTCTGGTCAAGCGTCCGCCAGTCGCGACTGAACACGTCATCATGTCGAAACCAGTAGTTCGTTCCGCTGTAGTGCCATCGGTTATTTTTCGGGGTTCCAAACTGGCCGAACTTGCGGAACGATCCGGCCATTGAATACCGTTCCAACGTTCGCCACACCGTTTGCCAATCATCGAGACAGGCCCGGTATTGTCGCTCTGCCCATCGCACGGTTATCGAGTCCTGCGAATGGGTGACGCCTTTTGCATGGCAGGAAAACGTCAGTTCATCTGGATTACCAGAGCACACTGTTTCGAGCAGCCACGGGAACGTGACGACCTCTCGCAGAGTGTGATTGTTTATAAATTCCTTTGTGTGCGTCCACGTCAGCCCGATTGATTCGCTGAACTTCAGCACCTCATCGGCCGTTACCGTCCTGACGTCTTTCTTTCCTGATTTCACCCTGTCGTCCGTCGCGATTGCCAGCACTCGCTTGCCGTTGAATAGATGTTGACGCTGTGCGATCTGTTGCAGGTTCCATCTCCACACGTCATTGGATGCCACCGGCAGAATGTGCATAATCAGATTGCAAATCGGGTCGACAATCGGCCGCACTGGATGAAGTTCGGCGTGCCATTTCTTTGCGGGGCAGTCTTGTAACCGCATCGGAATTTTCAGATCGACAAAGCACCCGCACCCGTCGCATCGTCCATTGTTGTTTAGTGGGCACTCGGAGCAGATCATTTTGCGGTCTGATTGTTCTTCTGGCGTCGTGGTTTTCATTCCGTCGCCAACGAACTGAGCGATTGCCGCCGCTGCCGTCATTGCCTGACGCATTCGTGACGGTCTGCCGACCTTTGGTTTTTTGCATCCCGTGCAAGGTTTGCGTGTGGTCGATACGGCGCGACGGACGACTGCATTCCGTTGTGGTTTTGGCTGTGCCGCCTTTGCAGCTTTTTTGCGTGCGATTTCCTCTAAGAGCGAATCGACAAGATGACCGTTACCAACGCGGCACTGAGCACGCATGGCCTTTGATAAAGGCACGTTTCGTGCGACGCAGACTCCGTCAGTGCAACCATCACACGTCATTGGTTTTCCCACATGTTTTCAACGTATTGATTCGATTCCGCGTCCATTGCATGACGCCGAATCCTTTCCAGATGTGTCGTTATCGCAGGGGATAAATGCGAAAACAAAATCGCAAACCATCCAACTAAAATGATATGTCTCATGGGCATCCAATCGTAACATCGCCGTGAACTACCACGTCATATTCTACGACCCCGCCCGATGTTTCACACGCCATTTTTGCCGTGAAATCAATTGTGCCCGTCGCTTGCCCGTCGACTGCGTCTGCACAGTCAGGGCAGACGAATTCAAAATCAGTAGCGTCCGCCCATGTCAAAGAAACTGGAGGTTCGAAGATTCCGCCAGAGATCGCTGAGCGATACTGAGCCCGCCAAGTGCCAGTGTCGGCATCGCAGAAAACACGCACATATAGAAACGTCGCGTCCGATCGAATCAGCACGCCAGTTTCGTCGCCAGTTTCAGGGCAACTAAAATCACCCGTTGGATTTTCTCCCGGTCCTGAAGCTCCGCAATCACTCGGCGCGGCGATTGATGTCCAGTCGACGCTCCCCGATGCTGTCTCAGGCCAACCGGGACAGCAAGGGCAGGACGGGGCCTGCTCATCGCACGCACATTCCTTGCACCGAACCTCAATCAAATCGCCATTCGGCAGAGTCACGGACGCTGTCATCGACCCGCAGCCCGGAGCGGCAACTGGTTCCTGTTCATCCCCGTCAGCCGTCAGCGTAATAATGCACGACCCGTACTGATCTCGACCGAGTGCGATTTGCAGCGAGTAGTAGCCGACATTGCCGACCCACAATGGCGGATCGCAGTCATAGGCCACGTCGCACGCCTCGCCGATCAGCACATCACCAGTACCGTACTCTGTGAGCGTCACACAAAGGCATTCACAAGTGCATCGACACGTTCCGCAAAAGAAGTCTCGACAGCCCGTGTCAGGATCGACGATGAGTGCCAGTTCTCGTGGGTCAAATTTGGACCAGCGTAACGTGCCCTGCAGGTAGGCCGTTGCCACGTCAACGTCGCCGGATGGATTGCGACAAGATGCCCCTTCGTAACAGGTCGCACGGTACACTTCCTCGTCGTCAAGCGTAACGACATATTCGCATTCGCCAAACTGAGGTATTGGGGACCGAACCATCACAACCCGAAAGCCGATGTCGTTTCGTTTCGTCGTTTCGGCAATCAGTGTGCGGTTTGCTGATCTGCATTCCGCAGCAGTGGAATTCCAGCCGCCACCGCGAATGACCTGATCACCGGCAGAACCGTCTGCTCTTGAGTTTTGTGCCCACTCCCAGACGTTGCCGTGAGCGTCGACAAGGCCCTGAGCATTAGCCGGCTTGCCGCCCACATCGTGAGTTTCTGCCGCGCTGTTTGTGACAAACCAACCATTGTCTGGAAGGTCCGCAGAATTTGCCCCGAAATTGTAGGCTGTCGTTGTCCCAGCTCGGCAAGCAAACTCCCATTCCGCTTCCGTCGGCAGTCGATAGGACCGTCCCATTAGGATTTCAGCGGGCAATGCCGACAACGCCGTGCAAAATGCCTGAGCATCCGCGTAAGACACTTTTTCAACTGGCCTGCCGCTGCCGTTAAAATGACTCGGACTCAATCCTCGCACAGTTAGGTACTGCGATTGCGTGACCTCAGTTGTACCGATCACGAATTCATCGACACTTGTTGAGACCTCGGTTTCGTCGGCATCTCGCCCGGTTTCCGATCCGGGGCTGCCCATCGTGTATGTGCCCGCTTCGATCAGGGCAAACGGCATCCCGATCGAATTGCTACTGACTGGCGGGATAATGTCTGGCAGGATTTCACGTTCCCAATACGACACGAACGAATGACCGCCAACTGTTCCTGTCCACGATGAACCGGCGAAGTCCGCAGAACCATAAGCGATTCCGTCGTCGTAGGTTTCCCATTCAAGGCAGAGTTTGCAGGGAATCACCCCGCAGCAACTGTCGGCAGGAGCGTTGTCACACGTCTCGACCATGCGTTCCGCACATGGTTTGAGGCGTGTTGTTGCCGGTCGTTTGAGGTAGTTCGGAGTCATGTCAGCAATCTGGCTGCGCACAGAGGAAGTCGACAAACCACTTCGGGACACATGATCCGGTCAGCGGGTGAGCATACGTCGCCTTGCCGCTCGTCCCGATCAGATCTGCCGGAGTGAGGCCGACGAAATTGCTGCAAAAGTCGGTGATGTTGTAACTGCCGTCGTCGTTTGCTCCTGGTGGCGTGCCTGTGCAGCTTTGGTTGTAGTACGTTGCAGTGGCTACCAATGTCGTTTCGGAAACGTAGTCGGTATCAGGGCAAAGGACATCAGTGATTGTGAACCAGATGGTGTGACCGCCGGCTGAACCGCCGCCTTCTCTCTGCTGCCATCGCCCTCTGTGCGACCCCTCATTCATGATCCTACGCGACACCTCACGCGCGATCTGCTTGTATTCCTCGTATCCCTCTTTGTTAAACCCAATTGCCGGTTCTGTCATGTCAGTGGCAATACTGAAAAGTCCTTGGACTCATAAACAACGTCCGTGCGATAAACCGCCGTCGCTGGATCTGGATCATTAAGAGCAGCCCCGGCGCTGATGGGAACTGGCGCAGCTGGTAGTTCGTCGTCGACGCTGTTGCGAATATTTTCTCTCCCGCCGCCATAACCGATTTGGCGAAATCCTGCGTCTAACTGCTTGGATGACCATCCAAGTTTCTGCAAATGAATGGAAAACGTCACTGTTCTATACGACGTGCCATTTCGAGACTGGCGACGAACGATCTTGATGTCTTGCATCTTCGCAAGACCAGCAGCAACAGTGATTCCATCAACCGTAAACGATCCTGAGTTAATTGCGTCTTGGTACGTAAACACCCAAACCGGAACAGATGCAAGGTTTTTTGAAATCGTCACCACGGGCCTGGAATCATCGATCATGATCGGCGGGTCGAACGGATCTCCAGCACTGTTCAGAATCGCTTGCCCAGCATAGTTTGTGACGGCCGGTTTCTGAAACTGTTCGTATCCCCACGTGATTTCTGCGGGATCATTTGTGGGGTCTTCTGCCAGTTCTCGTTCTGTTGAGTATTCTGCCGTTACTGTCCAGCCCTTCCACGGGTCAGACGGGTCTACCTGCAACGTCGTACACCACGCTCCGGCGTCGTCAGGATGTACTTCACCGATCACTGGCAATGAGGCATGTGATCCGACGTGAAAGGCTCGCTCAGTCTTGGCTGATGTCGTCAGCTTAAATGTTCTTGTATAGCTTCGCTGGCCTTTGGTGTTCGTGGCAGGCCCGTGATTATCTCCGAGGTAGGTAATTGTCATTCAGTCACCTCTTCCGCAACGCCTTGAGCAATTGCCTTTTCTGCCGAATCGCCTTCAAGGATCGTGCCTTTCCCGTATACGGCCCACAGTCCTACGATTGGCGAATTAGCATCGTCCGGATTGCTTCGCGTTGCCCTCGCAAACTGGATTGCGTCTCGCCTATCCAGCGGCCAGTGCATTGCGGTTTCTTCCCATCGCCTGACAATAAGTTTTGCTTTCATGGCCCCACCAGCCCCATACCAATAACAGGCTGCGGCTTGATCTCCATCAATGCACGCACGAGCTTATCTGTTTGCTTTTCTGTCGCCACGACATTTGGGTCTTTCCCTCCGGCCGGGGTGTTTCCGGCCATCGCGGCCCTGAGCTTTTCTGCCGTCGCGTCTGGTTTTTCCGGCGAGCGATCCGGCCGCAACTTCGATCCGTCAGGTCCAGCAACTGGAGCCTCGCCGTTAAGCTGTCGCATCAGGTTTTCAAACTTACGCTCAGCTTTCGCTTGCGGAGATTCCGCGCCCGCTCCAACGCCTCCAGAGTAGTCAGCATTTTCAGCACTTGACAAATAGTCCAGAACGGAATTTGAATACGTCGTTGGGTTTAACATTCCCATGAGCGTCTTGGCTTTTTCTGCCGTCGCTGCCAGCATGTCGTCTAGCATTTCACGCCAGTCGGCTTTGATCGTTTCAACCGCTAACGAGATTGCTGCCGCGATTACCTCTCCGAGAAATTTCCACTTTTCAGGCATGGCCGACCACTTTGCCAGCAGGTCTGCCGTGATCGTCAAAAACTCTTTGAGCTTCGGAATCACATCAGCGTCAACCATGTCGCCAACCGTTTTAAGGGCCTCCGCCAAAACACCGCTTAGGCTCTTCGCCATTTCAGATATCTGTGGCAAAATTGCTGTCAGCGAATTACTTACCTGTTCAAAGACTGGGGCGAGACTTACCGCGATATTTGACACGACTGAAGACAGGGATGATTTCATTCTCGCCATTGCGTCATCGGCTTTTGCAATGGACTGCAAATCTTCTGTGCTGATACCAATCTTGAGGTTCTTGGCTTCCTCCATGAGTGACCGAATGCCCTTTTCGCCTTCACCAAGCAATGGGATCATTTCCGAAGTAGATTTGCCAAATATCGCGACAGTGGCAGCCGCCTTTTCTGCTGCCGTCGGAAGTTTGGCGATAGCGTCCGCGATCGCGAGAAATTGATCCTCCGGCTTCATGTCTGCCAGCGATGATGCTTCAAGCCCGATTTGCTTTAGGTTGTTTGAAGTTTCCTCACTGTTTAACTGCGTCTTGCCCAGTTCGATTGTCATCTTTGCAAGCCCACCAAGCAGCCCGTCGACAGAAACTCCGGACTGATCGGCAGCAAAGCCAAGCTGCTGAATGAACTCTGCAGACAGCCCGGTTTGGTTTGCCTTGTCGACGACTCCGGCCAGTGTTTCGATACGTTGCGAGATTCCAAAAATGCTCAAACCTGTTGCGGCAGCGGCGGCAGCCATCGCGGTAAATGTCGCCGTCACTGGATTCAGCCACGTTGACGCTGAGTCTGCGAACCCTTTGACTCCGGTGCTAGCCTTTGCGAGACCTTGCGTCAGTGGGTTGGAATTCAGCCCGAGCCTTACGACTAAGTCACCAGCGTTTGCCATTAAATCCGCCTCGCTCCGATTGCTTCTAGTGCTGCGATTGCGGCAGCGTTGTTCGGCACATCCCCGGCAATTTCAACCCACGTTGCGAAGTCATTTAGCTTCGCGTCTTTGTAACCGCAGGCAATTGCCACAACCATTGCCAATCGCATCAGGATTTCATTGGTTCCACTGGCTCCGATGGGATCGACAATGTCTTTTGCACACCACTCGTCGAACTGATCGTGAGACATCACAGACAGCATCTGATCAACGTCTGTCGTCTTTGCGACATGTTCAGCCAGCCGAAGTGCCGTCAGCCTTCGGGGGCTTCTTCGGAGTTTTTTGCGAGCGTCTCAATGTCTTGCCCGCTAAACCCTGAAAGCTTGATTGCGACATTAACGAGCCGCTCGACCACATCGCCGCGTCGCTGCCCTAACTGTGCGATCTGATCGAGCGTGAACAACTGAACGCCGTCATCGTTTCGGCAGCACTCGACCAGAAGCCTTTCACGGACTTCCTTTTTGTATTGCTCTTTCTTCGCCTTGCTCATCCGTGAAATACGATCGTCGAAATCTGTTCTTTCTTTCGGTGTCATTCCCCAAATTGGAATAACCTTTCCCTCACCTAACTCCGGAACTGGCACATCGACCTTTTGCCTGTCCATTGCCGGTGATGTGAGAAACTCATTTGCAGTTGCAACGACTCTCATATTTATTCCTGCTCATCCTCTTCATGTTCCGGCTCAACCCAGTTTGGGCCGGGAATATCATCACCATTCGCGTCATATCCGAGAAGTTCACCGTTGCGGAAGCGTTCCCTGTCTTCGCCTATTGGGTCGATTCCCTTTGCAAGCATTTCACGCGACAACAAAACATTTTCCCGGTTAATCGCCCACTGCGGGCACGCCTTCTCGGCTTCTAAATCCGCTGGCTCTGCATCGCCATTTCCAACAAGCACTTGGGTGGCGAATTCCGTCTCGTCAATCACGGCACCTAGTTTCCAATGCGGACGCCCCGAAGCCCTGTCAATTCTGTCTGAGAACTGCTCTGTATCGAAAGCTTCCGACACTTGCAGGTCGGACCTGATAAACCTGATTTGCATTGCTAATTTGTCCCGTTACACGCTGTAAGTAAACAGCCCCGTGAGTTTCAAGTTTACATCAGCTTTCAATCCGTCATTCATTGCGCCTGTTAAGCCAAACCCAATTCCAGCCGATGTGAATGCACATGTAGTAGGTGCAGCATCCGCAAACGTGATGTTCCAAACGCAACTGGCCGGCGTAGTCACTAACGCCGTGATGGCTTTGTGCCCGGCAAGTGCTGGATCATAAAACATGTTGAAGCCAAACGAGCCGCCTTCGGCATAGCCGGTTTGACTGTATTCTTTCCCTGCACCGGATGTGTCCAACGTTGTCGCGTCGAATGTCTCTGACTCGGCTCCAGAGTGATTGAACTCCGTGATCTGAGCGACCGCCGTCAGCGTGCTGGAAATTGTCTGCTTGATGATTGTTCCCTTGACCTTGATTTTCGCCACGTCGGGCCTCCTATGTGTTGAATTGAACTTCCAAATCCAGCGTAACGACATGAACGCCAATATCGGAACCGTCTTGCGGTGGCTCGAAGTCGTCCATTTCGTTGTTTACTATTACGCACCCGATCGTGTAGCTTCCGGCCGCGCCAGAATAGTCATCGATAAACGTCCTGACGGCTGTCCCTAGTTCCTCTGCCTTTACGCTCGTCGTTGCTCTAGAGTCGATGTCAAAGCTTATGAACCTTAGTTGACCTGAACCGCCATCAATGCTTCCATTCTCCTCACTGCTCATTTGAGTGATTACAATGTGAGGAAACGCAGCCTTCTGGGGTGCCTTGCTGACGTAGATTCGCGATCCGCAGATTGCGTTGACCGTCGATTCACTTGCCAGCAGTGCCACCAGTCCGCTTTTCATTTCTTAACTGCTTCTCTTTCGATTCCCGCTTTAAAGTTGTCTGCCATTGCTTGCAGTGCCGCCGATCGGCTTTTATTTGCTCCGCGCTGCACGATTGGGTTTGGCTGGAGCCGCCCTGTTTTTTGCACTTTTTTACCTGTTGCCACCCGCTTATTTACTACGCCTCTGCGATGTGCTCCGACTCTCTTCGATCCTGTTTCTCGCTCCCGAGTCCCAAGCACAAACCAGTGCAAATTCGCTACTCCGATTCCGACCCCTTTGCGTCCGCTTCGACTCTTTTTTGTAGTCTCTCGCTTGTCTCTAGTCTTCTTTTTGATCCCAGCACCCACGCCAGCTTTCGCAAACGTGGTGCCGACTAACTTTCCCTTGCCGCGAACAAAGCTCCACCCGATTGCCTTGCGTCCTTCTTTCCACGCTGACGGCACTTCTGACTTTATTGCTTTTGCCGTCACTCTTAGTGACGCGACAACGGCCAATCGCTCCAGTTTGTTTTGCACCGAAGCCTTCAGCCTGTCTAGCGTTTTCTGTAGTTGCTTTACTCCAAGCACCTCACAAGACATCACACCACCTTACGACGTGTCAGAATCTGAATCTCTTCGTGGTCCATGTTCACATCAATTGCTGTAAGAATCTCGTATGTGTTGCCCTCGAAGATCAACCGCATGTCAGGGGTGACGTTTTGCATGGTCTTTGACCATTGCGTTGTCCACGCCTGATCTGTGTCAGCGTTAACCTGCTGCACCTTCCAGAACTCTCGACCGCCCTTTGTGATGACTTTACAAAACGCTGTGGCATAGGTTTGCCAGTTGCTTGCCGTCGTCAGATCGACGTGACCGTGAGCGTCTGCAGTGCCAACAGCTTTTTGAATCGTCACCCTCTTGTCATACTCGGAAAGGCATGTCATCCCTGTGCCACTCCATAACCCGTCCACGCCAACTGATTCATTAGCCTGTCATAGACTGCCCGGCTTCCTGTGCAGTCCTTCCAGTTCATCTTGCCCAGTTCTTTGATTGCCAGCTTTGCTTCAACAGGAACGGCTAACGCTGCCCCGTATCCGCAAACCATTTCGACCTGAACTGCGTTTGGCCGCTCGATTTGAACCATCGGCCATGAGTAACCAAGCTTCAGTTCGATCTCCGGCGGTGTTTCGATCAGATTCGTCCAGTAGTCACCAACTGGCAACGTCTGCAGCGTTTCTGATTCGTCGTAATACTTCACGAAGTTGATGGCCGACACCGGAGCAAGACGAATTTCAATTTCGTCCTCATCCGGAAAGTCGTCCATGTACAATGTAACGGTTTGCGTAATCAGCTTCCGATAGCTGTCGTGCTCGACCTGCTTGCGGCACACTTTCAGCAGTTCGGTGAGCTGCTCATCAAAGTCGCAACCAGTCACGCGCAGGGCGTCTTTGAACTGGTCCAATGTGATTGGCTCAGTCGTCGGCTCCGTCGTGACTTTGTAGGTTGTGCTCATCGTTTCGATCGATGCTTTTTTGCTTGATGCTGAGGCTGAATGCCCTGAGTCGTGAACTCAGCAGTCCCGGCCATAACCAGAGTTTTCATGATGCCAAGAGGTAGCCGGGAGTCTTGCGACCCCACGGCCCGCCCTTGCCAACCACGGAGGAACGTGATTGTGTGCATGATTACGCTCGCAGGATTTCGTTTGCACCGGCTTCAGATGCTGAAATCGGTGAAACCTGTGGACGGCTCAGAATGCCGAGAATTGCGATGTAAGTTCCGGCGGCACCGTCGCCAGTCGTGGCTGTCACGTCGATGTAACGCTTTTTGCCCTTCAGGTCGATCTGAGCAACTTGGAACAAGTTGTCATCGGTTGCAGAAGGCAGGGCTGACGTGCTGCCGTCGATGTTTGTTGATGTGCCCCAGATGAGTCCGGTCACGTTGGCGTGGCCGCTGCCTGCGGTATCGGACTGCGTAACAGACAATGCAGCCATTGCAATGTCTGTCGCACCTTCGTAGACAACAATGGTCAGGTATGACCAGCCAAGGGTGTCAATCTCGCCAGTTGTCAGCGTGGCATTGTCCGAGATCGCCGCTGGTGGCGTGATGCTTACAAGTTTGAAGTCCAGATTGTTCACTATGGTTTCCCCTTACAGGATTATTCGCAAAGAATGCGGGGCTTCAACGCGAAGCCCCGCGTATCGTGTCAGCCGTCGATTAGCTTCCGGCCATTTCCAAACCAACAATCGGCCCTGCAGCCGAGTTGGTTCCGAAGTCGTGGCACACGAAATCGTTTCGGCTGGTTGCCTTCACTGCGATCTGATCGCGTTCCCAAACGGACTGGCCGCCAACGGAAACCTGATCGCTGAATTCAATGTTCATCATGCGACGATCACCAAACTGGCAACCTAGTGCGAGATCGCCAAAGATGACAGGAATCTGACTGTTTGCCGCCACCGATGGCATTACCTGAGAAAACTCAACAGCGTACCCAAGAAACTGTGCTGCGATGCCGTTGGCAATGTCGGCCGCAGTCGTTCCGCCAGCAGCCAGAGCCAAAGGCTGCATCACGTTGTAGAAAAACGTGCGATGGCAGGTCCAGCGAGGGCTTGCGGCAGCGTATTGTGGCAAAGCAGCCACAACGCTGCTGAAGTTTGCCAGCGTTAGTTCGCTGTAGGCATTGCCCGCACCAAGAATCAGGCCCGGAGCAGTTCCAGCCGTCAGCGTGTCCAGCTTCGTGAGAATTCCCACAATGCCGTTAAACGTCGATGTGCCGGTTCCTGTAAAGCCCGCCAAGTCTTCGGCATAAGCAAATGCCAGAGCAATTTCGCGGATCAATTCGTTGGCGATCGATACCACGGAATCTTCGGCCAGTTCGTTACTCATGCGAGTGAGAACCATCCACTTTTTGGCAACGAGCTTGACTTCGTTCCATTCAGCGTCTGACTCTGTTCCGGCTGAATTTTCACCGACTGCATAGGCAGTCAGCCCGCCGACACGTCGCGGAGTCGTCTTTGTTTCCGAAGTCATTAATGTTGCCGGGACGAGCCGACGCAGAACGCCGTATTGCTCGACAAGCCTGATGATGTCCGTCGAAAATTCGTCCGGAACGAAAATGCCAGCCCCGGAAACGTCGCCACCACCTTCGCCGTGGACGTTCATCAGTCCGTTTTGCTGACAGAACTCAACCGAGTTGTAAAACTGGAACTTGCCCGGCATACACATTGTGGCGGTGGCGAGTGCCCACTGGCCGAAACGGTAGGCACGTTCAACTGGCTGCCGTCCTGCTTCGTCAGCGTGCGGCGCGAAGTTGCTTGGGTTTGCCCGGCGAACATTGGCGGGCAGCTTAAACGCACCGTTGCCGCCATTCGATGGCATTGCAGGAGCATTCGTGCCGATCATTTTGATTCGGTTCACGAGCGGATTCAGGCGAGTTGCCTTCAGCTTGTTCTGAGCGTCCTGAGCTTTTGCGGCTCGATCGTTTGCGGCCTGAAGATCATTGATTTTTGCAGTCAGGGCTTCTGCCTGAGCGTGCAACTCGCCGATCTTCTTGTCATCGTCTTCGCTGAGTGAGCCAGCCGTTACGCCTGCGTCAACCAGTGCCTGAGCCTGATCGAGTAGCGTGGTTCGCTCGCCAACAAGTTTCTGAAATTCGTCCACTGTGTTTGATCCTTTAACTTTGCGTCAGGACCAACAGAAAAAGCGTCAGTCGCTGACAGTGTTGGAAATACCAAGACTGAAAACGATTGACGCTTCTCATGAACATCAGATCGAAATTTGCCCGCGTGTCCTCATGGATCGCTGAGCTGATGCGTGAATTGTTAGCGGATGAATGTCACCGTGTCAATGCTCGTTTCCACATTCGCAAACGATCGGCACTGACAGAGTTCTTTGGCTTGCTGCCCTGCGGAGCCTTGCCGGTGATCTGAATCACCTCATCAACATAGCCTGCCGCCTTTGCTTCAGCCGCTGTGAAGTGCGTTCCGTCGCCATGTGGCCCGATCAGATGCGACTTCGTGACCTCCACTGAGTTGCCAGTGCGAGTCGCGTACAGTTGTTCGAGATCCGCGTCAAGCTTTTCCATCATCAGCAGCGTGTCTGCAATGTCAGCCTTATGGCCCATCGCGATGCACAGCGAATAGTGCGGATGGAACTTGCTCGTAGCATAAGCCTTGATAGTATCGCACGCCATCACAGCGAGACTGGCTGCCGATCCTGCCAGCCCCTCAATGATGCCGATTGTCGGTCCAGTGTGTGCCTGAATCGCGTTAAAAATGGCGACCCCGTCATAGGCCAGCCCGCCAGGGGAATTAACGTAAAGGTTCAAAGGTTTGCCACGATTTGACATCAGCACTTTGCTGATCGATGCCGAGTCCGTTTGCGTGTATTCGTCGCCGACGATGCCATGAAGCCACACGTCTACGCCGTCCGCCTGAACTGAGCAAGTGATTTTGAAGTTCGAATCAAATACGGAATCTCGCAGCGATGGAATCGTTGCCGTGAGTTTTGTTTGTGGTCTCATTTCACTGCCGCCTTCAAAAGATTATCAACCAGAATTTGCCCACGATCAGACCAGCACGCAACCAGATCCCTGACGTGAGTCTCCAGCGTCGAACTTGTCGCCACTCCAGCCACGTCCATGACTTGACGTTTGCTTTCCTCTGTATGCTTGGCAATCGCCACGACCGTATCAGCCGACTGCCAGCCGAGATCCGCCGTAAATGTGTCAGTCCATGTTTCGTAGATTGCATCGACTGACGACAAAAACGCATCAGGCCGCTTCGCAGCACGAACAACACGGTCAGACTCAATCCGTAGAGCGTTTGTCACGGAACTGGCAATCATGGCCCGCAAAACGTTGTTCTGTGGCGTTTCAGGTGGTGTTTTGTCTGGACTTTTCGCGGGGTTCTGCATGGGTTGAGCAGGCTTCTGAGCCGGTTCAATACCGTCCTCCATCCAGTTTGCCGGATGAAATCGCTTATCTCCGTCAGGTCCAATGTCAGGCATGTTCATCATTCTCCGGCCTTCATTCAATGTGATCAGGCCCATTTCCGTCTGACGATAGATTCCGTTGACTTTTGTCTCAAAGCTCATTTGAATTAGAGCTTCGCGGTTAAACTCAAAGAAATGAGTATTGTTTTTCCGCTGCCGATCATTCAAAAGTTTCCGCTTTGCCTCTCGCTCGTGTCGCTTCAGCCAGACGTTGAGGCAGTCATCGAGCAGGGATTGATTCTCTGACTCCAAACTGTTGTGGCTCGTGCGGGTATCGTCGCCCAGCTTGTGCGGTGGGATGCCGTAGATGTTTCCGACCGTCGCCCGGATTTCGTATTGCCGCGTCTCAAGGAACTGGGCCTGATCGTTCGTAATCGTCAGTTGCTGGAACTTCGCCCCGTCCTGCAGCAGTGCAACCTTGTGAGCCTTCTGCAGCCCCTGCGTCATCTTCTCCCATGCGTCGATGGTGTTCCTGATCTTTTCTTCGCTGAAGTGCCCAGGAATCATTAGAATGCCGCCAGCGTTTGACCCCTGCCCGAAGAATCGCCCGCCGAATTGCTGAGCCGCCATGCCGACGCCAAGGGCGTCTTTCATGATGTCAATGACATTCATGCCCTGAATGCCGTTGTGGCTTAATCCTTTGTAGTGGTAAACGTCTCTCTGCGGAAATCGGATTTCCTCACTTTCGATTCGCGTGACGTACCACAAAACGCCGTCATACATGGCCGGGAATGTCTTCTGCGGATCGAGCAAATACATTTCAAGCGGATTGCCGCGTGAGTCTCTGTCGATCACTGCGTACCCGTTTCCATACAGTGCAGCCATTGCCGTGATGACTTCAATGAACGTGCCCGCGTCCATGTTTTCGTTCATGTCACCGGAAAACATAACGTTGGCCGGATGCTGCTCATCATATTGCCGATCGCTTCCATCTCGCTTGAAGCAGTCAAACGGCAAGCACGACACCCGCGAACTGATTAGGTTGATTGCACGCCAGAGCGGTGGATACCCCATCGCTGACATGGGAGTAACCCGGACGCCTGCTGATGACTTGCCGCCACCGACAATCGAAGTCCAGCCGCCAGCGTCACGCGCCGACAAGTTCTGCAGACCGCTGCCGATCGGGGATGGATTCGCGATGATTTCAGAAACGCCGTACATTCAAAGCACCTTAGAAAAGAACGACGCCTGAACCGGCGGTGGAATATGCAAAGCTTGACTCACCTTTTTCGACACCAGCAAGAGCCATGACGGCTGCCTGCATTCCGTCGATTGTCCTGACATCGTCTTTGCCGTTAGGTTTGCAGAGCAGGCCATTCTTCCCCCTTGTCACGTTGCTGGCCTGCCATGCGGCTATTGGGTTTCCATCATGCGTCAACTTGTGAGACATCACCAGCTTTTCGAATTCTTCGATCGGCTCATTCAAAATAAACGGGCCTTGTCCACATTCCTCAATCGGAAACTCTGCAGGCCGATGCTTCCACGTCCCGTCGCTGTTCTGCTCTCCAACCATAACACGCTGAATTAGATAGTCTGCGAATCGCTTGTCGTAAAGTAGTTTTTGGATCTGAAACCGTTGTCCAATTTCGCACAGCGTTGACCAGACATACTCATAG